CCACTGAGAAGGCTGTAGTGTATTGGTCTGACATCCTTTCTGGACATAAGTGGACAGCAGGCTCTACAGGCTCTATTGATGTATCTTCTGTGTGGCCTAACGGTGCAGATAACGTTACAGGTCTTGCCTCACATAACGGCTTCTTGTTCATCTTCGGTAAGAACAATATCTTGGTGTACGCAGGTGCTCAGGATGTCTTATCCGCAGGGGTGTTCAGGTTGTCTGACTCTACCACAGGTATTGGCTGTATTGCTCGTGACACCATTCAGAATACTGGCTCAGATGTTATCTTCTTGTCTGACACAGGTGTTCGTAGTGTCCTGAGAACCATCCAAGAGAAATCAGCTCCATTCCGTGACTTGTCTAAGAACGTACGTAATGACTTGATGAGTGCTGTTGCTGGTGAATCCGCTGCTACGATCAAGTCTATCTACAGCCCTTTTGAGTCCTTCTACTTACTCACCTGCCCGGTGCTTAAGACAGTCTACTGCTTTGACTTGAAGACAGTGTTGCAGGACGGATCTAGTCGAGTGACTATGTGGGACAGCATGGAGCCTAAGAGCTTCTGCTACACACGTGGTAAGGAACTGTTGATTGGTAAAGCAGGATACATCGGTGAATACACAGGTTATCTGGACAATGGTAATACCTACCGATTCCAATACTTCACTAACCATACTGACTTAGGCGCTCCTTCGGTGACGTCTGTACTCAAGAGATTATCAGTGGTTGTCATTGGCGGTGCTGATCAGTATGTGACAATGAAGTGGGGATATGACTTCACAGGTAATTATTATGCTCAAAACGTAAAAATACCCGCTCAAGGGGTTGCATATTACGGCATAAACGAGTATAATACAGCAACAGCTATTTACTCTGCTGGTACATCATTACAGACTTTAGTTGCATACCCAACAGGAGCAGGTAAGGTTATTCAAACTGGATATGAGGCAGACATCAATAGTATTCCTCTGTCTATTCAAAAGATCGAGATCCAAGCTAAGAACGGAAAGATTGTATAATGTCTTCATATGTAAAGTCAACAAACTTCGCCAGTAAAGACTCACTTGCAATTGGCAATCCTTTAAAGATTGTCAAGGGTACTGAGATTGATACTGAGTTTAATAACATTGCAACAGCGGTAGCAACCAAAGCTGATAGTGCTAACCCTACCTTCACAGGTGCTCCTGCTGCTCCCACAGCAGCTCCGGGTACTAATACTACTCAGCTAGCTACTACTGCTTTTGTCCTTCAACATCTTTATCCAGTAGGTTCTGTTTACTTAAACGCAACCAATTCTACAAATCCTGCTACTCTTTTTGGTTTTGGTACTTGGACAGCCTTTGGCGCAGGGCGTATGCCTGTGGGCTTCGATGCTGCTGACCCTTTGTTTGATAGCGCTGAAGAAACTGGTGGTAGTAAAAATGCTACTTTGGTCAGTCATGCTCACAATTACAGCGGGACAACATCTGGGGTGGGTGATCACACCCATTCCGTCCCGCTGACAGGTGGCTCCCCCGGTGGAAACGGGGGGTATGCCGGAGCTTCTGTAATTGCGAGTGCAACATCAGGGTCAGCAGGAGCACACTCTCACACATTTGGCGGCACAACTGATTCTCAGGGTTCTTCTGCAACTAATGCCAATTTGCCTCCATATATCACTGTATATATGTGGAAGCGTACTGCTTAATCAACCTAATAATTACTAAGGATAAATAACATGGGACTTTTAGGTGTAATCGGTGGCGTTATTGGTGGTAATAAAGCCGCCAAAGCCGCAGGAGCTCAAGCAGCAGAATTACGGGCCGCAGGCAATACAGCGTTTGAATCCTCTCGCTTTCGTCCAGTAGGTGTTACCACTGCTTTTGGCACAAGTAACTATACTGTAGATCCAACTACAGGCGCTCTTACAGGTGCAGGATACAACTTAACCCCTGAGATGCAGGCCATTCAGGGTGGACTGTTAAGTCAGGCAGGTGGCATGGGTATGGACTTTACAGGCCAAGGCTTGCAAGGTGCTCAGAGCCTGTTTAATCTCGGTCAGCAGTATTTGGCTGAGTCTCCTCAGCAAGCTGCTCAGAACTATATGGCTCAACAACAAGCTTTGTTACAGCCTAGTCGTGAGCAGGCTCAGGCAGGATTAACTCAGAATCTGTTTAACACAGGCCGTGGTGGTGTTGCTGTCGCTCAAGGCGGTGGCATGGGTGCTGCTAACCCCGAACAACAAGCTCTTTTGAATGCTCAGGCGATGCAGGACTTACAGTTGGCTTCTCAAGCTCAACAACAAGGCATGCGTCAGGCTGAGTTTGGTGCTGGTTTGTTCGGCGCAGGTGCTCAAGCTGCTACAGCAGGTTACAGCCCATTACAAACTGCCTTGACAGGAGCTGCTTCGTTGGATAAACTGGGACAACAGTCTCTGGGCTTAGGCATGGATCTTGGAAACACTGCCTCTGCTGCTAATGCTCGTGCTTCTCAGTTACGCTTAGGTACTGCTGCTCCTGCTGCTCAGGCTCAGTTTGCTTCATCTTCGTGGAGTCCTTGGGCTTCTGCATTAGGTGGTCTGGATAAGATGGGTGATCAACTGATGTCTGCTTATATGGGCGGCATGGGTAAAGCACCTTCAGTGGATACTTCTACGGTTGGATATACAGGCCCTGATCGTGGTCTTTGGTTTTAAGGAATAATTATGGCTGAAATTGTAGGTGGTTTATTCGGAGTTACTCCTGAAGCCCTTCAAATGCAACGTGAGCGGCAGTCACAGCAAGAGGCTCTTAACTTTGCTCAGTTGCAAGATCCTTTTGCTCGTGCTCATTACCAGATATACCAAGGTGCTTCTGGCCTTGGCCGACAGATCAGTGGATTGCTCGGTGCTCAAGACCCTGAGATGGCTAAGGCTGCTGCTTTGCAGGGTATCTTGAAAGGTGCTGATACTACTTCTCCTGAAGGTCTTGCTACACTGGCTAAGACACTGGGTAGTCAAGGCTTTGGCGCTCAAGCGATGCAGGTTATGGATCAAGCTCGTCAAGCTCAGTTACGTGCTGCTCAAACAGGTAAAGCTGTTGCTGAACAACGTAAAGTAGAGCTGACTACTGCTCAGGAAGAGAAACTTCGTGCAGAGCTGGCTGCTTTAGGGCCTGATGCCACAGAAGAACAATACTTGCAGGTTGTCCGTAAGTACGGTGATCCAGATAAGATTATGACCAGTATCCAGACAACACAAGGCCGTCAGGATGCCAACGCTGCACGGGTTGAAGCTGCGCGTATTGCTGCTGAGAACCGATTAGAAGTTGCTCGTCAACAAGGCGCTACACAGGTTCAGCTTGCTCAGATGGCTGCTCAATCCCGTCAGGAACTTGCTCAACTAGCAGCTTCCTTAAAAGGCGAAAAACCTCTGACAGAGTTCCAAGGTAAATCTTTGACCTTTGGCACAAGAGCTGCTGAAGCACATAGTATTCTGCATAATCTTGAGAATACTTATAATACGCTTTCTGCTAACTATCTCCCTTCTTTTGTTAACTCAGCGGAAGGCCAGAAGGCTCAACAAGCTCAGAACAACTTTGTTAATGCTGTTCTGCGTCAAGAATCCGGTGCTGCAATTAATGCCTCTGAATTCGAGAATGCTCGTAAACAGTATTTCCCACAACCCGGAGATTCGCAAGCAGTGTTGGATCAGAAGAGACAGAACAGGGAAACAGTTATTAAAGGCTTCTCTCGTCAAGCAGGCCCCGCAGGTAAGGATGTAGTTGATGCGCTTAACGCACCTTCCCTTAAGCCCTTAAAGACAACCTTTAATACTGTTGCTGAAGCAGAAGCTGCTAATCTTCCTAAAGGAACTAAAATTACTGTCGGTGGTAAAAAAGCTATTGTGGAGTAACTATGGGTATTAAATTTATTGAAGATACAGAGGATACTAAACCTACTTCTAAATCTTCTATCAAAATGATTGGGGGAGACGCCAATGCTCCTTCTAGTGGCTTTTTGATGGGCTTAAAAGACCCTATCAGCGGGGGTGCTCAGTTTCTTCCAAAAGGCTTAGAACTGCTTACGTCTTTGGGAGGTACAGTTCCTAATCCTGTAAGTAAGTTTTTTGGTTCGGAAGCTCAACGAGTTAGTGAGATGGTCAAAGCTGAAGAAGCTGGCTATCAAGCTAACCGCGCAGCGTCTGGTTCTGAAGGCATGGACTGGAGCCGACTTGCAGGTAACGTAGTAAACCCTGCAAACATTGCAGTAGGGTTACGGGGAGCACAAGCAGCACAGGCGTTAGGGGCAACAGGACGGGCTATTCCAGCAGCGGCAGCAGGAGCGGCTCAGGCAGTATTAGCTCCTGTCACTTCTGAAGGAGATTACACTACTGAGAAGGCTACTCAAATCGGTATTGGAGCCGGTATGGGGGTGTTAGGGGAAGCTGCTGCTCAAGGCGTAGCCAAGATTGCTAATCCTCTTGTGTCCAAAGCAGAAAAGACAATGCGAGATCTGGGCATTACCCCTACTCCGGGGCAGACAATGGGAGGAGTCTTTAAGAAAGCTGAGGATTTCGCCCAGAACTTACCACTGGTGGGAGAACAAATCCGAGGCGCACGAGAGAAAGTTCTATTTGAGTACAATAAAGCTGTTATCAATAAAGCACTAGATAACTTCTCT